CGGAGAACCGAAGCTCCCCAAGAACGCGTAGACACCTTGCCTCATCATCCGTGAGGTCCCAAGCGCGATCGATAAGAACTTCAAGGGCGGCACGGACGTAGGCAGACTTGAGATTGTCAGGAGCTCCTACGTAGTCAAAACTTAAAAAATCGCCCTCTCCATTCAAACCGGCTATCGCCCCCTCAGACGGGGGACCAACCAATAGCCATCCCTTCCTTTTAAGCTCCGCGTAGAGGGACAAGTGGAGAGGTGTCAACACCGAGGTGTTATGTGCTGAGTAAAGGGTCACCACGCGTGGCTTCCCAGAGCTAAACACAAGCGCAGGGCGACAAGCCGCACTGAACTCCTCCTCCTGCCAATTTCCTCCCTTAGACCGCGAATGCCACAGGGTGGCATTTCCATTCGGGATATATGGATGCTTTCTACGATTCCAACCCCGCTCGACGTTCATAGAAAAAGCGCGGACGAACCGCGCCAAATGAGCGTCATCTACGCTGACAGGTCGAAATCGTGCTTCCTTATAATCTTCAAGTATCCCCGCGAACCGAGGCTCACAGGAACGACAACAAGAGGTCTCCACCTTCTGAGCTGTCTTAATACTTAACTCGACCTCCTCAGGTAGAGAGGCCGGATAGATTGATCGGAGTTTGGGGCGAAGCTCCCCACAACGAATCTCCGAGGGCAGGTCCCGCAAGGGTTTAATCCCCCATTCGACACGAAGGTGTCTCACAAGGGCTTTGGCCTTCCTCCGATAGGCCAGTTGTCTTGAGCATGAAAGATCGCCCTCCTCCTCCAACACGCAGAAGCTGTTGGAAAGAGGGAGCGACGTGCTCTCGACTTCTCTCACGTATCCTCCGCCGCTAACAGAGCCGGCGTCGGAAAGCCGTTCGATCCCAATTTCACCCGAGAGAACAAGGCGTTCAAGGGACTTGGAGCAGAGCTCCAAATTCCAGAGAACTTGTTCCCCTGCCTCCTCGCCCTCGTAAAACTCCCGGCTGCGAAGCAACCGAGACCTAAACTTAGCGAGGCCAACGGAGGGGAAATCGAAAAAGGGATCGTCGTCACACTGAGCCGGTGGGTGCATGTCGACTAGTTTAATGTCCTCGACATGGGACGCAATGGTGAAGGGAGCCGGACCACTCCGGCCCTTTTCTCCTCCCGGACTTTGCGAACGCGACACGCTGGGAGGTGCCATGGCATGTAGAACGTCCTCAGAAGAGGACACCATGGTCTCACCAGCAGGCACGCGCTCCGCCGGGCGGCCAGACGATCGCAGAACGGACCGCATGGTAGTTTTTAACCCCGTGGGGAACCCCTCGCAAAGGGGAGCGGGAACCGGTGAAACAACGCCGGGCCCTGCGCTCACAACACCATAGCGGCGACTTTCTGAAAAAGTTTTATACTCCTGAATATCTGTTGTCACCATACCGATATGCAAAGGAGTTGGGCGGGGAAGTTATACAGCAGATCCCCACTACGTAGCGTTTATTCCTCGCTGCGTCCACACACGGTGAACCGCTTTGCCTCGCTCAAGGCAGCAAAGTGGACCTGTTGTAATTTATTCGGGATACGCCGTGTCAGGCACTTCCTATACCGGGAATCGGTCCCGTGACCCGACCTTCACCCGAAGGCGTCGATCTACCCCTTTATTTATAGACGATAGGGTTACGTCAGACCGTTTCTTTACTGTGTTACGGACAATACCAGGGTGGGGCCGCGTCCAAGGACGCC